GCCGGATCGTCTGTCGTTGTGTTTTATTTGCGATCTTTTGTCGCGAATGCACGAGCTGCGGTTATTGCTGCACGAACGCCGTTGGTTGAATGTGATCGCATTTGAATGGATGTGATCAATTCGAAGCGCTCCAACAAAAAGGGCCGCGCGATGGCGGCCCGATCAGTGTTTATTGTTTTATCTCGTCGGCCAGGGCCACCTCATGCGGCGTCGGCGTCATCGTACTCGACGGCCTCGACGGAGTTCAGGATCACGTCGATCATGCTGACCAGCCTGCGCAGGCGTCTCTCTGCTTCCTCGGCTTTGGGTTCGCGAATGTCGATCATGCTGACCAGCAAGCCGCCCATCTCGTCGGATCGAAACGGCGATAGCGCGGCGACCAGTGCGTCGAATATATGATCGCGGTTGGCGGCGCGCGCGATCTGAAGGGCGACCGCTCCCGCGTCGGCGCAGTTCACGGTGACGATGCCTTCCTCGTCGAGGCGAAGGGTCGCGTTGCTGTCGGTGATTTGTCGAAGTCGTAGTTTCATCGGCGGTGTTTTCCGTTGGCCAAGAACTGTTGTAGGGGTTCCTTGTGAAGAAGGTAGGCATCCACGCCCGTCTTCGTTACCAAGCCGCTCGCCCGAAATCTATTGATATGGGTGTGAACGGTTTGCCGAGTGACACTGATCAATTCGGCGAGCCGGGTCGGTGAAATCTCGATCGCCAGGACATCCACGTCTTTGCCGTCAAACCATTTGAGAAGCTCGCGGGCGAGCCGTCTATCGGCGGCGACATCGTTTATCGTAGCGATGTGGCGAGCCATTCCTATCACAAACAAGTCGTTCAGGGGTGGATGATCCTCACGCAGCTTGCGGAATGTCGTTAGCGGGAAGGCGACGACCTCGCTGTCCACTGCCGCGACGGCAGTGTCGCTATGAGCGCGAAGGTCAGCGGTTAGCGAACCCCATTCCAACCAGTCTTGTGGACCGTAGATTTCCCGGCGCAGCTTGCCCTGCGGGGAGATCGCATTCATCTTGAACTCGCCCCTCATGATGAAGAAAATTTCCTTCACCTCGGCTCCCTTTTTGAATAGCACCGCGCCCTTTCTCACGGGGCGCAGTTCCCGGCCCGGTCCCGGCGTTGAGAAAAACTCGAATAGCCAAGCGGCCTCATCGTCGCTCAGTGTCGCTGCCGCCATCACGGTCGCTTTCAATTTTTTGCGCCCCCGCGCCGATGAGTAAAGCGCCTTTACTCCACCTCTATGAGTAAAGGCGCTTTACTCAAGCCATGCTTGCGCCTGACAATTTCCTGACTTAGCTTTTCGAAAAATAATTTGTCAAAGGCAAAAGGTGCGATGAGGCAATCGACGTGGGAAACCGAGATCAGTTGGCACAAAGTGGATATCGCTCCGCCGAAAAGAAATTCCAGCCATGCGCGCGTTGATCACTGCGATTGCACGAAGGCTTGAATGCGTGTGAAGAGTTCAGCCGAAGGCTGTGCTTGACCCGTCTTCGCGCACGGCAAAGATGCGGGGACCTAAGAAACAGCAACCAAAGGGATCAACATCACCATGTCGAACATTCGAGGCGTCACGCCAGTCGATGCCTACATCGGCGAAAAAATTCGTGGCTACCGCAATCAGCTTCAAATTTCGCAGGCCGAACTCGGGGAAAAGCTCGGCGTCTCATTCCAGCAAATCCAAAAGTATGAGAAGGGCGTCAACCGGGTGAGCGGAACGCGCATGATGCAGATTGCGCAGGTCTTCGATATCGATGTTGCTGACCTTCTGCCGGAGCAACCCGGCAACGGCAGCGGCAGGAAGAAGCCGAAACTATCCAACGTCGATCGCATGATTGCGACGCGCGACGGATCGAAGCTGGTCGACAGCTTCGTCACCATCAAGGACGAAAACCTGCGGGCTGCGGTCGTCGATCTGGCGAGGCGGTTCGAAAACCTCTGAAACCAAACTCTCATCACAAGAGGAAAAGCGGAATGGCAAAGAAAGACCCAGAGACGATAGATCGATACAAAATATTTGCTGAGACCTCGATGGAGCAGATGGGGTTCGTGCTCGCCGCGCTCACCCGCATGGGTCTTCAAAACATCGGCTACGAACTGATCACCGACGTTAATCTCTTCAAGACGAAAGAGCGCAAGGTTCACGAGGTCAGCGTGGAGGACTTCGCCGCCGAATACGTCAAGGCGCATCCCCGGTTCAAATCGACTGAACTGGTCGCGCATTTCAAGGCGGCGGGCCGGACCCCGAGCGGGGCCTATTATGCGATCAAGAAACTGACGGAAGCCAACATCGTCAGAAAGAGCGGTGACGAAATCGTCCGGGTCGAGGCGCTGGCAGCACCAGAACAGAAGCGGACAGGGCATTATGCCGTGGCGAATAAGGACTTGATCGCAACTGCAATCAAGGGGCGGAAGCAATTCGCGGTGCGAGAGCTTCGGGACTTATTCGTGAAGGAAGGCCGCCCAGAGAAATCGATCAGCCCGATCCTGTCAAAAATGGTGCAGCGTAAGGAGGTCAAGCTCGTCGGCACTGGTCAATACATCGTTCTGGCAAAGGGCGCGAAGGTAGTCGCCGAAGCACCGGCACATGCCCATAACGGCGCGATGATGAACGGCAGCGGAGTGGCGGCACATGGCTAAGAAGGCGACCAACGGACACGGCAAGCCTGGACACAACAAGCGCAGCGGGACGATCCGCCTGTACCGGAAAATTATCGAGCACGATCACGATCCGGACATGGACGAAATTGTCAGTGTCATCGCCAAGGAAGGTTTGACCGTCGGCGAAGCCGCGATGCTGTCAGGCGTCGGCAATCAGACCATCGCCAATTGGCAGAAGAAAAAGACCAAGCGCCCGCAGCATCTCACCATGAAAGCCACGCTCGCGGGCATGGGCTACGGGTTCACCATCAAGCAGGTCGAGAAGATGGATTACAAGACCGAGATGGCGAAGGCGGAACGCTGGCACGAGAAGCGCGAAGCCGACCGCAACCAGCAAAAAAAATAACGAGCTTGCTCCGGGATCGATCCCACCGATCGGAGGAGAGTACGGGTACCGCCGAGCGCCGGTCCCGGAGCAAGAACGCTTACTTCACCAAAAAACAGGCATCGCTATTGGAGTTGCAGGCGGTGAGCGGCGGGCGCTATTTGATGCAGCGTTCGAGGATGTTGTCGCGGCGGGCAATCGCAGCGCCGACTTCGTGCAGCGTGATGGCAAACCCGGCCAGCACCGTGACGTTGATGATCAGGATTGCCAGGACGAACGGCGTTGCCTTCATCTGTTCAACGACTTTGTGCGCGATGTCGGTCGGAGCGTTTATGACTTGCCGCCTCTCATCTTCGCGATGAACTCGTCCGTCGTCAGCGGCGGCATGCCCTCCAGCGAGCGAAGCCGGTTCTCGTGATCGAATAACACCTCGTCTTCTGGAGAAGGCTCCGGCGGCACCGGCTCTAACGGCACGTAGGGGTCGGGGACGCCGCCATCGGCGAGCCAGCCCTGATATTCGATCCAGTCGGCGTTGCCCGGATCGTTCGGGATGATGGCGTGATCGATGGTGCGGATCACATGAGCGTCGGTCGCGGTCAGTTGATATTCGGACATCACAGCCTCGCGTTCAACGCATCGAAATTGCTCGTTGCCACCGTCTGCCCGGCGGCTGCGGTCTCGACCGAGAACTGAACCGTGTTTGCGGAGATCGCCGTCGCCAAGACATAGCTGACGGGATCGCCGTTGCGGATGTTGGTATAGGTGCCGCCACGACTAAGCTGAGTTACGGTCGGCGCGACCCGCATCGTCGGGATCGCGGTCGTGCTGGTGATGCGCGCGGTCGGGCCTGAAGAATTGCCTTCGACGCTCCACACTAGCTTCTGATAATAGCGCTGGCACAGCACCAGTTCGGTATCGTAGGGCCGCATGATGTACGGCGAGCGCGCCGCTGACGGCGCATCGCTGCCGGGCAACACTACGACGCCGGTCAGGTTGATCTGATTGCCGTTCGCCGCAAAGAAGTTGGTCGTGTTGGCGGTGCCGCGCAGTTCAGCGGCCTGCCAGACGCCAGCCGGACCACGCCAAATCGAGCCGACGCCGAAAGTGAAAAACACGTAAAGACCAGCGCCGCCAGCAGCCGCGACCCACGACCCGGTGACATCACCGGGAAACGTGACCGTCTTGTACTCCCACGTGGCCGCATTGTTGATTGGCACGTCCACCACGCAGCTTCGGGTGCCCGCAGCGTTTCTAAGCGCAACCGCCATGATGCCGGGCACGGTCGCCGACACCCAGAACCCGACCGTCACGGCAGCCGCCGCTGCCGTGCCGAATGCCAGTCTCACAACCCGGTACGCTTCGATCGACGGATAGATGCAGGCCATGTCGCCTGCGCCCGCCATCGCGCACAGCGTGGGAGCGCTCAGCGTGAGACAATTCGAGAAACCCGGAAGACTGTTTATCGCCTGCTGCTGCACCTGAAACACCGCTGTGCCAGCCGCATGAGCGTAGCCTGCCCACCATCCATCGATTGGGTACTTCCCACTACCGCTGATCAGCGTGAAGGCGTTCGTGCCCAGCTCCTGACTGACATCCGCCGAGCCGTTGACCTGCATGCCGCTATAGGCCAGCGCATCGAGCGGCGCGGCGTAGACGTTCTGCCGCGCTTGCAGTTGCTGTGCCGCCGTCAGCGCCTGCGCGGCGTCGTAGCGCACGACAGGCGGGAACGGATGGACGTGATCCTCGCGCGCGAAGTTGGTGGTCGAGACGCCGACTGCGCCTGCGCCGCTATCGACCAACGGAACGGCGGTCCCCGGCGTGCCTACACCCGGCGTTCCCTGAATACCCTGATCGCCCTTCGGCCCCTGCGGTCCCACCAGAGACGTGCCTGCGGGCCAAGCGCCGCCTGCCTTGGGGCCGAACAGGAAATGCGTCGTGGTGTTGATGTAGAAGTTGCCGTTGACGCCCGTGCCTGCGACCGGATCGGCAGCGCCGTACAGCACGGTATTGCCGTCGACGCCGGGGTTGCCCTGAAGACCCTGCGGACCCTGATTGCCTTGCGGTCCTTGGATGCCCTGCGGGCCTTGCGGGCCAACCAGCGACACACCGGGAAGCCAGACGCCCAGTGCGCTCTTGGGGCCGAACAACATGTTCGTCGTGGTGTTGATCCAGCTATCGCCGGGCACGCCGTCAGTCGCGAGCGGGTCGCGGGGTGCGTACCAGATTTTATTTCCACTCGGCCCGATTGGACCGGCTGGACCCGGCGGTCCCGGATAGCCCTGCGGACCCTGCGGTCCGGGCGGTCCCTCATCGGGCGTCTGGATGACCTCGATATCGAAATCGGTGACGACGGTGATGTCGTCAGTGGTGACATCGATATCCTGGGCGACGGAAACAACATCGTTCATCGGCTTGGCCCCGCGTTGACGGTGAGCAGGCCGGACCAGATGCGAAGCGTCAGGCCGGTCGGCACGACGCGGACCAGCGAATGGTCGTAGTCGCCGAGTTGCATCCGCACCAATTGTTCGTCGGTGATCCACACGTTGAACCTGCCGTTCGGCGCGTCGGTGATCTCCAGCCCGCCGTTCTCGGTGGTCAGCAGCAACTGTTCTGCGATGTCCTCGGCGTGACGGCGCACGCCCATCCGCATCATGTTGCCGGTCAGATCAATCGGCACACCGGAGACGGTCTGATAGGCGAACTGCCGGATGAAGTCGGCGTCGTTCTGCGTGGTGATGTTGACAATGGCCATGTGCGACTATCCTGGCTTCAGCCAATCCTTGCGCGCCGCCGTCATGGGCGCGTTGAACGCGGCGTCGATCTGCTCGTGCGTGGTGATGGTGCCAGCCTCGATCTGCGCGATCACGTCGCCCGAGATCGCAAAGCAGTTGTTGATGTGCGTCAGCAGCTCGTTGTTCATCGCGACGATGGCCGCGCCGTCGAGCGGGTAGACGTTGCCGTCCGCCGCCGCCCACGGTGTGACAACGGTGGGCAACTCGACCGCGGCCGAATAGGCCCCGGTGATCTTGGCCTGCGAGCGGTCGTCGGTCGTGATCGGCATGCCCGACGCCAGCATGATGCCACCTTGCTCCTTTTGCCAACGCTTGAATGCGGTGTAACCCTGCAGCGTGACGAAGAGGTTGAAGGGATCGAGCACCTTCTGTAGCTCGGCATCGGTCTGCTCGCCCGGGAGATCGCGAGGCCACTGCGTTGGCATCGCCATCTGCTTGAACACCAGATAGTCAGCATCGTCCTCGGCGACGATCGTCTGCCGCGCGCCGCTGAAGATGCGACCGTCATCGGCGAGCCAATACCAAATGTGCGGATCGAAATTCATACGTACTGCCCTCCCGATGATGTGGTGCCCGCGACGCTGCCGGGTAAATAGTTGATGCCGCTGCCCGCCGTGTTGATGACGCCGTTTGTCCGCGCGTCGTACTTCTTGCCGGTGCAGGCCCCGCCGTTTGCAAAGCCGCCCGAGAACAGCAGCGCCACGGTGCCGACATCGAATGACTGCACGAACGCTCCCGCGAAGTTCATCGGCGTGTTGGTGAGAACAAACTGCGGCGGCGCACCGACGTTCACAATATCAACGTGGCCAGCCGCAAAGCACTGCAACCAATTAGCGGCAGCGTAGGCGTTGCCAAGCGGAGGACCGCTGATCTTGAAGGTGTCGCCTGTCGTACCATCGAGACGCACACTGCCGCCGTTGTAGACCGTCATGTGCGTGCCGTTGCACTGTCCCCAATCGATGTTGTCGATGACGAGGGCGGTCGAACCCGGAGCGGCGATGCCGCTGCCCATCGCCCCGAGCATACCCGTCAACTTGAAGCCACTGACATGATTGTTGACGCCCTGCGTAATGAAGCAGGCTTCGGCATAATCGTTGCGACCGCAGGAGATGAGGCAGTTCTGCGGGTTGGCCTTGTTGCCTTGCCAAAGGATCGAACCTTGACCGGCGGCGGCAGGCAGAATGCACTGGCTGTAATTGGTGGCGTCCGCGACATGGACCGTGACGCTGAAGCCGTTGAGGTTGAATTTCGACACCGCGTTGCTTGCGCGCTGCAGGGTCTTGAACGGTCCCTTCGGTGCCGTGCTGACCGCAGCCTGCGAACCATCGAAGGCATCGTCGCCGGTATTGCCATTGACATAATAGTCGAGGGGCGCGGCGAGATAGATCGGGCCACCCGAGCCTGCGCTGTTGATGCCGGACAACACCCATTGCGCGCCGTCATAGACGAAGGTCGCGACGCTGTCCTTGATCAGATCGTACTGCTGCAGGACGCTGCCATCGGGCCTGACGACATGCTTCGGGGCCAGCGGATAGAGTGCCAGCGTGCTGTCGCCCGCGTTGCTGGCCCCGACCTTCAGGCGGCACACCATGCCGGTGAAGTAATCATCGGGAGCTGGCGACAGGCGCGCGACGTAGGCGTTGGCGGTGCCGTAGTCGGCGGAGAAGTTCAACCGTGACGACTGGATCGCCTTCGCCAGTTGCTGCAGATCGCCATTGTCGGGCGCGGCGATATTGACGTTCGTGATCAGGTTCACGATCTCGCGCTGCGGATACTCGATCGAGGCCGCAGGCGGGATCGAACCCATCGTGCCGGTCGAAGGGTTGCCGTTGACATACGGCGCGTTCACATCGCTGACGCCGTAGGGTTGGTTATATTTCATTGCTGCACTCCTGAGTTGGCGTGACGCGCGTTTTTCTCGCATAGTAGTCGCGGCGATAGGCGCGGAAGGACGCGCGGTCGGCGTCTCGCCTTGCGTTCTCTTGCACGCGATGTCGCTCCCGTTACTCCGGGTTGTTGCGACGACATCGATTGTCTCGATCTAACTCCGCTCGCATCTTCTTCGGGTCAGCACGTCGCTTGGCGCGAACAGCGTTGGTGCAAGTCCTGCATTGATTTCGTCGTCCGCCGCGCAGCAATGGATGCAAGTGGAATTCGCTAATTGGCTTCGTCAGCCCACAACGATTACAGGTCTTGGTCATCACGGTGTCCCCGCCATATCGCCGCCGGACTGCAGGCCGCTGTAGTCGAAAATGATTTGTGTATGACCGGGCTTCCATCGATTGAGCAGGCACTCCAGATCGTCGGCGATGCCGATGCGCAGATGTGGGTCGACGCCGCACTGGCCGCTTGAGCAGCGCAACCAGATCAACTTCGCGGCCGCGACATGGACGGTCCAGTAATAGCGGTTCTCCAGCGGACCCAGCCCGTAATGCGGCCACGCCGATAGCTCGCCGTCCGCGATGTAGTGATCGCCCGGCGGTGCCAGGATCGGCTGGCTCCACTCATTGCGCATCGGATCGGGCGGCAACGCGCCGATGGTGCGGCTGTCGCCGCAACGATCCATGGCGATGAAGAACGGGCGATATTCGGTGATGGTGATCGTGTAGCCGATCATCGCGGCGGCTTTGATGAAGAACTCGCGCGACTGCCCGCCCTCCAGCGTCATGCGCATCACCAACGCAAGCTGCCGCTCCGCGATCGATTGCGGCGCGCTGTAGCAGGGATCAGGCAGGCCCCAGTTGCGTTCCCAATCCGGCAGTAATTCGATGGTCGATCTTGGATCGCTTTCCATCTCCAGCAATTTGCTGGCGCGGATTTCGAAGTCGCCCCAGATGCGCGTCAGCCCGCGCACGACCAGCATCAGCACACCATTCCAGTCGCGCGGCCACGCCTGACCGAGCGGCAGCAGTGCCTGCATCGCGTCGGCGTAGTCCTCGCCGGTTCTGGTGACGTGCTGGTCAGCCATAGAGCACTGTTCCTAAAACCGGCATGTTGCCGGGCGCTGGCATCGGCGTGGTTTCGAAGTCGAGTTCGTGCGTTTCCTCGCCCACCGCCTGGCTGATCGCCTCATCGACCCATGAGCGGTACATGGTCTGGCCCGGCTTGCTGCGCGCGAACTCCATGTCCTTGATCGAGGTCTCGATCCGCGCGCGCACCGTTGGATCATTGTTCGTCAGGTTGCGGATGGTGATGTCGTAGAAGAACAGGATCGGAGCCATCACGAAGCAGTCGACCACCGTGACCGGGCGCTTTGAATTGACGTAGTCGTAAACCATCTCGATGTCGGCCTGCGTGGGCAGTCCGTAATTGTCGGGGTAGGTGTCATCCATCAGGAAGCGCACCGTCATGGTGCCGGGTCCGATCTCGCAAGCGGCCCACGCGCGCGTGACGCCCGGCACCGCCATCGCCCAGGCGACATAGTCCGCTTGATCGCCACCCATCGGCGGGTTCTGGATGCGGAATAGGATGCGCTCGCGGAGCTGGTCGTCGGTCTCGGTGTCGAAGCCGCCGCCCATGTCGCCAAGCAGCATGGCGGTATCGATGCCGGGAATAGCGGGGTTAAGCGACATCGCATCGCCATTCGGCAGATTGCCGACCGTGCCTGCGGTCAACGCCACCGCATCAGCCGTTCCCAAGCCGCCGCTTCCGATCTCGCCCGCCGTGATGGTCTGATACTGGACGCCGTTTCCGCCGGTCATCAGCGAGCCGATCGGAACGATCGCGCCTGGGGTGCCGCTCTGGTTCACGAATTCGACGGTGCCGTGCGCGTAGGTCGCGGCCTTGCGCCCCTTCGAGCCGTCCGCATTGGTCAGCCAGATCACGCCATGCCGGCCCAGCCACACCGTCTCTGCAGTGTCGGGCAGCAATTGCTTGGCCAGCCAGTCGAGATAGAGGTAGGCGAGGTTCGCGAGCGCCGACATTGCATCGCTCATGATGCGCAGCGTCGAATTCGGGATCATCGCCTTCGCGCCGAGTTGCGACAGCACGTAGTCCCGCGTCAGGCGTCTGGTGTCGCGAAGTGTTGGCGTCGTCCAAGGCATCACTGCCTCCCCAGTTCATCCCAGAGGTCACTATATCGAAGGTCAATCGCCGCATCCGGCCCGCGATAGATCGTGACGCCGACATCGATGCGGTCAGTGCCAAGCTGCTCCGAATAGACATCGATGCGGGACGCGATCAGGTGCTGCGTGAATGGGCGCATGGCATCGCGGGTCCAGCCGTCTGCTCGCGACAGCGTCGATCCTTCGCGCGCGAGCGGCCCGGTCAGCTTTGCGCGCGACAACAGCCAGAGCAGGCAGCCGACCGGCCAGCCTTGCCAGATCAGGTCCGCGTCCATGTCGCCCCACCAGCCTCGGCGATCGGTCGCGTCCGGGTCCGGCAGCTCCTCGTCTGGTGGTGCCAGGGCGTCGGTGCCGAGCGCGATGATGACCGCCGTCTGCAGATCGAGGCCGTCCGCGATCAGGTTCTGATCGGTCATCAGCCAATCGAGCGTGACGGCGTAAGCCGGGAAATCGAGTTGCTGCAGATATCGGATGTCACTGACCATGGCTCACCCCGGCACTTCGAAGGGCTGCGTGCTTGGTCCGCCGCCGTTGAACTTGATCGGCTTGCCTTTGAGGTCGAGCGTGCCGTTCTTGCATTCGACGGTCATGCTGTCGCTCGCGGTCAGCGTGATTTTCTTCGACGTGAAGGCCCACGAACCGTCTTGCCTGTTGTAGACGGCGACCACGGTCTCGCCGTCCAATATCTCGACGGTGTTTTTCTTGCAGCGCACCTCGGTGTTTACGGTTTCACCTTCGTGCTTGTAGTCCTGCTGGCTCTGCGCACCGCCGCCGCTGGCATCGCGCGTCCCCGCACTTGCGCCGCCGCTCGACGAGCCGCTGCCGCTCTGTCCCGGTCGCTGCTGTTTCTTCTTCATGACGTGGCGCAGTGAGACCATGCGTTCTTGGTTCTGCTGCTGGCTGCCATCCGCCGCGAGCTGGCTCGCGCCGCCGTTGCCGCTGCCCTGTTCGTCATCGAGCGACAATAGGAACAGGCCGCCCCGGCGGAGCAGCGTCATCTGGCCCTGATCGTCATATTGCGCGTTCTCGCCGGGCTTCAGTCCCATCGGGCGATGCCGCCGGTCATCGATGGCGATGACGACCGGATGATTGCGCTGGCCGCCCAGGAACAGCGCGATGCCTTCCGCCGCCGGACCTTTCGCCTGTTCACCGTCGCCGCCGGTGCCACCGCCGCCGCCGCCGCTCTGGCTCTGCTGACCTTGTTTCTGATCACGCGGCAGCGGCGTGCTGGTGAAACCGAATGACTGGACGCGCTCGACGCGGTCGCGACCTTCGGAGTTCATGCCGTCAAAATTCAACTCCTGCATCATGGGGCTGTCGTTGCCCTGATTGAGCGTGAAGCGCACCGCCATGTGCATTGCCCGGCCAGACATTTCCAAAAGTGTGTTTCGCTGCATCGCCGCTTCCTTACTGAGTTGCCTCGGGCGCGGCCTGTGACGCGGCGTTGGCCGCCTGCACCGCCGTCTCACCGTCTCGGAAATTGAGAATGCCGTTCATGTGGACCGGCAGAACCATCGTCAGCGTCGTCGTGCTGCCCGCATCGCTCTGCTCGTAGACGCAAGCCGCGCAGCCGAGCAGCGTGTCGAGGATCAGCATCGGCGAGTTGACGGTGTAATATTCACCAGCGCGCCATACGCTCTCGCTCTTGTTCTCATCCTTGAACCAGCCCTGCACGGTGATCTGCGCTTCGAGGTAGCTGCCCTCGGTGAACAATTGCTCCATCTTCACGCGGCGCTGCACGCCGTGATCGTCCTTCTCGGCGATGTCAGCCGGGACCAGCATGTAACGGTTGCGCGTCGAGCTTCCCGGCAGAAACGCGAGCTGCTTGTTCTGCTGGTCGCCGTTGGCACCGTCGCTGCCGTAGCCTTGACCGACGACGAACAATTTCTTGAAGACCATCTGGTCGCGCAGCACGCAGTTGGCGCGCAGGATGTTGCGGCCCTCGACCAGCTCGCCAGACGAGGCCGATTGATTTTCGCCGATCGCGAGCAGCGCGCCGTTCGGGTCGGAGCCGATCACGATGTTGCGCATCCGCGCATAGCGCTCCAGCACGGATTGAATGGTATCGCCCGGCTGTATCTGGACGTTGTGGAACGGCTTGTTGTCGACGTTGCCCGTCGGCACCACTGGAATGCCGAGATGCGCCGACAAGTCGGTTGCGAGTTGCGTCCACGACTTGCCGTCGTTGCCATTCAGTTTTTCCAGAGGCACCGACGAATTGGTCAGGTCGGCGGTCCTGCCGACGCCGATCAATCGGACGCCGTGGGTTTTGGCGTCATAGCCGACGTGGCGCTCGGTGATGTAGCCAAACACGGCAGAGACGCCGCCGACATAGACGCGCACGATGTCGCCCGGCACAAATTGCGCCGCGTTGATGCTGAGAGGGATCGGGCTTTCCTCGGTGCATTCGAACTGGAAGACCGGAAACCATTCGGTGACCTTCTGCTCGACGCGCACATTGGTCCAGTTGGTGAATAGCTGCCCGTTGACCTCCAGCGTCATGATCTCCTTGGAGCCGAAGCGCGCGGGCGGGGCAGGGGGCGGAGCTTGCGGCGCTGGCTCCGTCGTACCTCCGGTGATGTAGACGCGGGTCGGTGCATCGGCCATGTCACACCGCCAACATCTTGCCCTCGCGGGGCATGAACGCGGGATGGACCACGCCGTTTTCGTCAATCAACTCCTGAAATCGCGACGGGTCGCCATAGGCGCGTTGCGCCATTCGCAGCGCCGGCATCACCATCGAATAGTTGTAAGTCACCACGCGCGGAAGTTTGCGGGCGCGATCGGAGAGATGCTTCACCACGTCGCCATGCAATCTGATCAGCGCCATGTAGCTGCCGCTGTCGAGGTCGTCGGAGGCGACTTCCTCGGTCTGGCTGAAGGCGTCGTTGATCGCGGTCGAGACCGCATCGACTTCGTCACGGGACTTGAATTGCGTATAGGCGATGATGCGGGCTTCCTGCGTCAGCGTGATCCGCACGATCGCCAGCACGGTTGCGATGGCGGGCAGACTGACCGGCGTCTCGGCCAGCGCCGCCTTGCGCACGCGGTCCATCGTCGCCAGCGTCGCCTGACTGTTGCGGGCCAGATCGACACAGACGCCAAACGCGAAGGCGAACGTCGGCATATTGATCATGTTGTAGTCGGCAATCAGCATGCCGACAGCCCGGCGCAGCGCGGTGCCGATCGTGCCGGACGGGTTCACGGCAACCGACAGCACCACAGGCCCGATGCGCTGCACGATGCCCAGGACTTCGTTGGCTTCATCTGAGGTCATGGCAGCTCATTGCTGTGGCAGGTTCGGAACGCTATTCGGCACGTTCGCGCTCTTGAAAACATCGGTGTACGGCTGCGCCTGTTGCACGGTGTCCGGGGCAGGCGGCCCCATCACGTTGCTCTCGACGTTCGCCGCGGATTGTTGGATCTGTGCCGGTGTCGAGATGGTCGTTCGATAGGCCGGGTCGCCGTACTCAACGAAGCTCATCTCGACGGCGCACATACCGCCTTTATCGCGGCTCTCGGTGATGCTGTATGCCTGCACCATCACCTGCACGTCGGACATCTGATACGGCAGCGGCAGCCGCAGCATGCCGGGACCATCCTGCTCCAGCGCGTCGATCAATTGGTTCTTCAGGTCGAGATAGGTGCCGTCTAGCGTGATCAGGAAGCCCTGCACCGTGAAGGTGTTTGCGGTGTGCCCCATGTCCTCGGCATAGGGAATGTTGCGCTTGGGGTATTGATGCAGCGCCACTCGCCGCCCGCCAGCGCGAACGTCGGCCTCGACATAGAAGATCGCATTGCGAAACTTCGCGCGCTGAAACTTGTCTCGCCACGGATTGTGGATGTCCCTGATCGCGACCATCAGCTGGGCCCCCAGCTCGGCGCTTCGGTTTTCTGCATCTGTTTGTAGTTTTGGATCGTGGTCTTCTGCCAAAGACCATCGGATGACGCGTTGGTCTTCGCCGCCGTGCCGTTCGAATTGACGGTGAGGTTGACGTTGCCTTCGACCTTCTGGCCGCCGGTCGCAGCGCTATCGACTGCGCCGTCGAGCCGGCGATAGCTGAAGCCCTTGTCGGTCGGAAAATTCTTTGCCGAATAGCCCATCTGCGTCGCCGCAGCAGACGTGATGTCGATGCCGCGTCCGGTGCTCTTGGCCGGGCCGAGATCGGTTTGAGGCAGCATGAATTTGCGCCCGTCCGGCGTCGTCACCTCGAACATCTTGCCGAGACCGGATCGGTCGGGCAGGGCGATGCCCGGCACTTGGTTCGTTTGGCCGGAAGCCGTCTTGCGCCCCACCAGCTCCGATGGATCGTGCCAGCCGGGCCCGCTGCCGAACCACGATCCCTTGACCGTCTTTCCGCCTTCCGATTTTCCGCCGGATTGCGCTGTCGCGATGTCGGTGGCCTGTCCCGGTTCGACGCCGTTCCTGATCAGAGCCTGCCGCGCGTCCTCGACGGTCTTGACGCCGAAATGCCCCTGATCGTTGCTGCGCCACTGATTGCCGGAGACCAGACCCCACTTCGCAGCCAACTCATCCTCTTGTCCAGGCGGCAGCGAGACGCCGCGACCTGGGTGGCTGCGCACGCCCCGACCGATTTGATTGATGTCGATCGCCGCGCCGATCGGGTGACCGCTGGCGTTGTGTGGACGAGAGCCAAGCGTGCCGCTGTCCGGGCCGATGACGCCGCCAGACTTTTCGTAATCGTTGACGAAGCCTTGGAAGTTCTGCGCGAACCGACTATCGACCTGAAAGTTCTTGCCGCTTGCGGTCGTGACCGTAGCCAGACCAGAATGGGCGATCGGCGTGCCCGCAGGCGCTGAGATGCCGCCAGAACCGCCGCGCGATCCGCCCGGCACGCCTGCGCCGCCCGTGTTGCCGATCACCTTGCCGGTGCCGGGATCGTAGACCGGCGGCGACTGACCGCCCGACGTGCCGCCGCCAGCGCCCGGCGTCAGGTTGGTGTAGCCGCCACCGCCGAAGCCCGGCGCGCCGCCTGCGCTCCCACCCATGCCGCCGCCAGCCGCTGCCCCAGCGCTGCCACCGAACGATGCATGGGTGAAGCCGTCACCAGCCCTGCCAGCACCGCCGGTCTCAGTATAGGTTTTGAAATCCACCAACGCGGCGAACACGCCATCTTTAACCGCCTTGGAGAATTCGCTCAGGTTGCTGCCTGCGCCACCGCCGATGATGCCACCGCCGCCAGGATGAAACGCCATCGGCTGGTAGCCCATGGCAAAACTCTCTGCTGGTGTCCGTGGTCCACGCTGCTGCGATTGCGGCAGGGGTGTCCCCTTGCTCGACGGGACAAACGGCGAGACCATGCGGCCCATTGGGTTGCCGCCCTTGCCGGGCAGCCACTTGTCCATGAACCCATCAACTTTTTCAAAGGCTCCCAAAATCCATTTGATGTCGTCGATGTCCTGCATCAGCATGGGGAACATCTTGACCGCTGTCTTCTTCAGCAGCTTGTCCCAGGCCTCGCCGAGATCGAGGATGCCCTTGCGAAATTTGTCGGCGTTGTCGATGTCCTCCTGCGACATCGGTTTGGTCTTCGCCTGCTGCTCCTGAAACTCCGCGAATGACAGCCGCGCGGCGTCCGCGCCGAGCTGGATCATCTCAAAGAATTTTCTGGCCTTGTACCCGGTCGGGTCGGCCTTCATCAGCGCATCTTTGAAGTCGAACGCCTCTTTGAGTTTTTCGGTCTGGTCTTTCGCATTCATGATGCGCGAGACCACCGGGCCTGCGCCCATCGCGATCAACTCGTCGCGGACGCCACCAATGTTGTATTTGAACTCCTGCGCTGTTCGCCTGAAGCCCTTCAGGCCCTCCATCATCGCTTCCGGCGCGATGCCCGCACGTTCGGCGGTCTTCGACCATGCGCGCAGGTCGCGCTCGCTCATGCCGAGTTCTTTGCTCGCGTATTGAAGCTCGACAATCTTTGCGGAGATGCTGGAAAGCGTGCGGACCAACGTTGCGGCTGCAAGACCGGCACCAGCCGCGCCCAGCCCGAAGCCGCTCAGTCCCGGCGCAACCTTGAGCAATTCGTCGCCGAGGTTCTTGACGGTGTTCGCCAGGGTTGAGAACTGGGTGTTGAGTTGATTGAGACCGGGGCGCGCACGCTGCGGCACCAATCCGATTTCGCGCCCGATGGCGCGAATGTTCGCCAACGCCTCCTCGGAGACGACCGTCGCTCTCAGCCGTAGGACATCTTCGTTGGCCATTGTCGCCGTCCTATTGCGGTCTCTGCCTCTCGGCAGTCTCCAGCAACCTGTCGGTCCAGATCATGTGCTGTCGGACTTCATCCAGCGGCATCGCCAGAAACTCGCCGGGTGACCGCGAGTAAAATTTCGCCAGCCGATAGCAGTTCAGAACTGCATCGCCTGTGCGCCCGGCGGGAAAAAACCCATCAGCGCATGGGCGCAGGTTGACCAGTCCTCCGCATCCAAAGCCTTGATCGTTGAAGGAGGGACCGCCGCCAGCACCGACATCATCTGACCCATCACTGGCGGGTTTGGCGTGACTGCGCCGGTCTGCCAGTTGATGTTGATCGGGTAGCCGTCGCCCATCGCCATGATGTCGCCACCGGTCGGCCTGCGAAACTTCATCTGCTTGAGCGTTTCGCCATGAGCCTGCACCGGAGTGGTGAGGTCGATGACGATCTCCTTCGGTCGAGCAGGGGGCTCCGCCGCCACCGGCTCATGCTTTCTTGCCGCCGCCTCTGCCATCATTCACTCCGTTAGGCGACTTCGTCGCAGGACACGCCTTCGAACCGGATGCGGAATTGACCGTCGTGCGTGTTGATGTCGAGCGGCCCCTTGGTCCACGCATTGCGCAGCACATAGGTCTTGCCGTTGATGAGTTCGGCGGTCACCGTCGCGTTGATGACGGTCTCCAGAAACTCCAGGGACACCTCCGGCAGCGTCGACACGTCGCCCTCGATGTAGGGCACGCGCGGCAGCTCCTGATAGCCGTGCACGTAGTCCTGCCCAGCGATGCCGGTGCGTTCGACCGGCGATCCCGACACCGTAAGATTGCCCTTGAGCGGATACTGATCGCCGTCAACTTTCAGATACGCGGTGCCCGCGAACGGTCCTTGCGCCATTGCCCTCTCCCGCTTCGGAATGAACGATGCGCAAGAAAGGCCATCGCGCCGCGCGGCACGGAACGCTCAGGACGTTGGGAAAATCCAAAAATTTGTTAATGCGGGCGCATCAATCTCAGATGCTTCTGCCGTTGGCGCAGATCGCAACACCATCCTGCAGCGCAACCTTCTGGAAACACCTGATCGCCGATGTCGGACAGGCGTTGACGATATGGATGCCCTGCTGATTGAAGTAGGGCGAATAGATAGAGAAGTGCTCGGCCCAACCCGCCCAGTTCGCCGCGCTCTGCGCCCGCCGTTTCTCTTGTCCGACGCCGGACGGCGCATGGCTTGATCCATCGTAGTCGAAGCCGAACAGCACGATCTGCTTGGCGCGCTTATGGATGCAGATTTGCAGCGCGCCGAAGCCGCTGGTACCGCCGTCATAGACCGCGCCTGGATCATCAGACACGTGCTGCCCGTCAAGCCGCTTCAGGAACGTGATGTTCTTCGACGGCGGTGGCCCGGTTCGCTCAAGCTGATCCTCCGGCACTGCCCAATAGACCCGGCTCTGCACGTTGGCGAGCTTGTCGCGCCAGCACTTGTATCGCGGCATGTCGAGACCGAAGCCTGCGTCCGCCCAGGGGATGTCGAAGATCGACCCCTTGACCGCGAGCACGTGCGCGCCGCGCAATTTCTCGAAATCAAAATCGATTAGCGACGGGCCACCGCCGATCACGGCGACGGGTTTGTCATCCCAGAACGGCTTGTTGATCTTGCCGTAAATCTCCATTGTTCTTCGCCTCATACCAGTCTCTAAACCGCTTGTTGCGGCAGTCGCGACATTCCGCCGACCAACCCCGCCAATTCTTTTTCTTTAATAGAACGAAATTTCTTGCGCTTTTTCCCGGAAAGATTTTTCGACACTTCCTGCATTGACCGGGCAGCAATTTTGCTTTGGTGGCCCGCGACGGGCGTCCACCCGCAAGCGTGTCACAACCCGGATGCGCCGCACGATAGCGGCGCTTCCAATCTCGCTGGTAGGTTGGTGAGAGATATTCGCCCATTTAAACCGCGATGGAAGTGTCCACCCCTCTATCATATTGTAGGCGGAATTGCGCCAGCACGGCGAAGACGCGGAGCTGGTTGATCAGATCAGGCGGATACAGCACGTTGACGCGGTTCGGATCGTTCGGGTCGCGCTCCACAATCAGATTGGCCTTGAACGCGCTGGCGTTCTCGACCCGGCCCAGGAATTCATCCTGCCGATATTGCGCGATCAGTTCCGCCTTGATGATCTTCGGCGTCACGATCGCCTGACCGGCACCGAACCTTGTGCCGTCATCCGCCAGCTTGTGCCTGGGATATTTCGAGGTGATGGCGTAGCGCTGCGATCGGAACAGCGCGGCCAGCGTTGCCAGCGTCGGCACCAGTTCATAGGCGTCGTCACCCTGACCATAGAGATTGCGCTGATAGGTCGTGCTCTCTCGTTTGACCGATGGCACGCCGTCGCCGTTGATGCCTTGCGTGGCGATCCCGACGCCGGACAGGTCGTTGAGCTGCCGCATCGTGAAGCGCTGATGTTTTGGTGCGGGCAGGCAGCCGTCTAGCGACAGCGTCTGCAGCGGGCGCGCGGGATCATTGACCAGAGCGCGCGCGGCTTTCGCGGTGTAGGCCGCGGCGAAGCACCAGGGCGGCGTCGGCGAATTGCTCTCGATGCCCATCACCGAGACCACACCGGAATTGTTGTTCGGGCCGTACTCCAAAAGGTCCGAATAACCGACGCTGTCCCCAGACGCCGCAACGCCGCGCCGGGCCGCGAAGATGTGGCCGTAAAGCTGGCGCATCCAGCCCCAGCGTCCATTGTCGCCGAAGCCGTATTCCGCCTCCAAGAGGGCCAGCGAGGTGCTGTCGGTGAAGGCGGTTGCAACGTACTCATACGGTTCGTCGCCAAGATTGACGATGGCGTTGGTCAAATCCACCGTGCCGGTGCCGCCCGACAATTTGTTGCCGGTTGGCAAGGTGATGGTGAGACCAATTGGCACCTGTTCCGCAGCCAGCGTGCCGCCATAGGCCAGCCTGACATCGATGTCGTTGCCCTCGATGCCCTTCCATTTGCAGGTCAGGTCGATTTCCGCGGCAGTGGCAACCGCTGTCACCGGCATCGATGGACCGGCGGTTATCGCCGCCGCGATGTTGGTCGCGGTCGTGTCCATCGCTTCTCCGGCGGCGACGAACACCTGAACGCGACGGCCTGCGACGTAGACCGGCAGCGTGCCAGCGGAAACCGCCGCAGCCGTCACCGTCATCTTGCCGGTCGCGGCCACGCCCGCCGCTGCTTCTGCAATCGGGACCACCCAAAGCTCCTGCGCGAAATTGTTCTGCGTGAAAAAATCCACCATGCTGTCGAGCATCGAGCCATAGCCAAACAATTGCCTTGCGTCGGCGAGCGATGGCACCGGTACCGGCACGTCAGCAGTTGCGGTGCCGGTCGGCAGCATGATGCCGAAGATCAGCGATGCGAGACGCGAAGTCGGATAACCGGCCATGCTCGGATCGACTTCGACCCAGTAGAGCGGCATACGCCAGTTGGAGGGAATGGAATTGAATGACACGGGCATCGGCGCGGTCTCCTTCGCGGTCAGAGGTGAGGCGGGCAGCTCCCGCTTTTAAGTCCCGGTATCGAGTTCGATGTCTTGCTCCAGTTGCGGCGTGCCGCTGTCGGCGTGCGCCTGGTCTGGGAATTGCGTCTTGATGTTCACGACCTTGAGGTCATCAACGATCGCCGGCTCGAACCGGCTGGAGAATTCCATGTTCATCTCGACCCGGATTTCGTAGAGCGTGGTCTCGCCGACCTTCGCGTACTGGCCGACACGGTCCATTGCGGTGACGCCCTCGACCAGATTGACGAAGCGCGGGTCGCACAACAGCATGTCGTCCAGATCGCTCATCATCTCCTCAAGGATCGAAAGCTGATCCTGCTTGTCGGTCTCGACATGCACCGCGCCGGAAAAGCCCAGCGTCAGCGTGTGCTTGAAGTGCGGGACGGTCTGGTTCGCCTGTCCGTCCTGCTCGCGACGTTCGCGCAGGATGTGGACGGCCAGGATCGGCAGGTCGCCCGGCTGTATCTGCAGCATCGGCGTGCTTCTGTAGGTCTTGAAGCGCGCGCCGAAACCCGCCTGCGCCAGCTCCATCGCCTTGAGTTGCACCGTGCTGGCGTAGTGGCTCATGAGGGCGGCTCCTTCAGGCGCAGCAACAAGATGCCGCCGCCCTGGCCGTCCTCATCGAGATCGCCGATCCAGAATTGCTTGCCGAATGCCGGGTGGCGCGCGTCGGTGATGGTGACGAAGTCGCCTTCCTCCGGGTACGCGGCAAAATCGGCGAGCCGGACTTCGAGCTTGGTCTGCTGATCGGAATAGATCGTGCCGTCCTGCAATTCGACATCGAGCGCGGTCGATGAATAGACGCCGTTGGTATCGAACGCGGGCACGCCGGGCTGGCTCACGGTCGGCGTATAGCTGACCATGATCTGGAAAATGTCGCCCGCCGGTTTGAGAACCAACGCATCGAAGTCGATCATTAGCTGCCTCGGCAAAGCGACCCGGCAACGCGCCGGGTCCAAGTCTGAGAGGTTTACGAATGCGAACCCTTCTGCAGCGCCAGCGGGCGCGAGCAGAAATTGATCGCGTTCATCTGCGTGTCCATGTGGACGCCCTTGTCGTTCGGCATCGGGTATTGCTTGACGTAGCGCGCCAGACCCATCGTGTTGACGGTCTCGATGTAGTCGGCGGGCGCAAAGACCGTTGGGAACAGGTTCGGCACGCCTGTCGGATAGAAGTAGGCTGCATCGGTCTCGACCATCGGAGCCGTCGCCGCGCCTGCGACCGACGCATAGCCGCGATAGTTGGTCCACAGGATGCCGCCGAAGGTGAAGCTGCCCCAGGTCTGACCTGCACTGACGTAGGCAAGCCGCAACTCGGCAGCGTCAGCTTGGTTGAGGTAGGTCTGGCGAACTTCATCGGCCATGATGAGCGCGTCGAAGAAGGCGTCGCCGCAAATTGCTTCGACAGACTGGAAGCCCTGCCCATCAAGGTTGTTGCCGATCGTGCGGATGACCTGCTGACAGGTCTTGCGGATCGTGCCGTCGCCCGGTTTGGTCGAGAACGGGAAGTTGATCGCAGCAGGCGCGGCGATGCCGTACTCGGTGAACAGGTTCAGCGTAGTGCCATCGGCATAGGCGACGATGCCCTTGATCGCGCCAACGCGGGCATGTTCCTGCGTGTACTCCAGCGACTGCCCAGCGGTCTGCATCCGCTCGCCGACCTTGGTCATCACCGCTTCGGTGCCGGTCTCCTGACCGAACGGGCGCACGCCCTGCACCTCCTCGGCCATGATCGCGTCGTTGATTTCGAAGTGGGGCACGCCAAGCAGGCGCATTGCGCGCCGGGGCTTTGCAAGCGTCGTGCCCGGTGCGCCGCGCGGCGACGGAGCGATCAATGACAAGACGTTGTTCTTCTCCTCGATTGCCACTGACGTTTGAGCGATGCTTGTCTCCTGAAACAGTCCTCTGCTGCCGATGTAGCCGGGGACGAATTTCAAGTTGTTGATGGCGATTGAGAGCGGCACCACGCCGAAGGCATCGCCGCGAAAGATGTCGAGCATTTCCGTGATCCTTTGTTAGCTGCCTGTCGGCGAGCGGTTGATGGGGCCCGACTATCGGGAGATGATGCCGTTGGTGGCGAGCGTCTGCATTCCAATCACCTGTTCCGGTGCGGTGATCGCGCCCCACGAAATCAGGTTCTTGTTCACTTCGGCATCGCGCACGATGACTGCGGTGCGCAGACCCTCGCCGGGGATCGTGCCGCCCGCGTAGATGCAAAGCGCCATGCAGTCGGCACCAACCGCAGCCGGAACGTAGGTCGCCGGTTGCGTTCCGGTTGCTTCTGCCGTTTTCTTCACCGGCATCCCGACATAGATGGTCGTCGGGTCCGCAAAGTAAGCGGCACCGCGCGAGCGCTGACCGTTCGCTTCAGTCAGAATGAATTCGGCACTGTGGTGCGGTTCGGTCAGCACAGGGAAGTGCGGCGCGGTGGCTGCAAGCTGCGCGGGGGCTTCGCCGCTCCTTACATCGGGTCGGCCCCTCTCATCGAAGGTTTCGGTTTCGTGCGGATGCTTTGCCATGATCTGTTAGCTCCTCTCTCTGCTGGTTACTTTTTGAGGCGGGCGTTGATCTTGTCGGTGATCTTGTTCCACGCCGTCGCTGGAGGTGTCGGCGGCACAAAGGGGTGATGCGGCATCACCGTTTCTGCCGCGCGCACCTCCAGCAATTCCTTGCGGACCTGCTCGACCGGCGTGTTGGCGCGCACGTAGCCGCCGACGCGCTCCGGCGTTTGCGCGAGCGTGCAAAGGTCGGTGACGCTGGCGACATACTGCCGGTGCTCCTCGATGCCCTGCTTCTTCGCTGCATCGAGCGTGACCACCTTCGCTGTTGGCGGTTCGGTCACGGCGGGCGGCGGTTCGGTCACGGCGGGCGGCGTCTCGGTGGGCGACGCCGGAAGTGCTGGCGGCACCTCCGGCGTCTCAGGTTCCGGGGCAGGCGGAGGCGTTTCGCTCTGCTCGTCACCTGTCTCTGCGCGGAAGCGGTCGGCTGCCGCCTTCGGAAGGAGACGCAGCGAAAACTTCGCCGCCATCTTTTTCTCCGCCGTAACTTCGTCCGCGAAACCCCAGGACTTGGCCTCGTCGGCGTCCATCAGCCGGTCCTCTTTCATCAGGGCCTTGACCTTCGCGGTGGTCGACTTGGCGCGCGCGACGTAGGTAGCGGTCAGCGATTTGTCGATGCGGTCGAGGTCATCGGCCACCGCGCGCATGTCGTCGGCATTGCCCCACGACATGCCGGACGCGCCGTGGATCAGCAGGAAGCTGTTCGCGGGCATCACGATCTTGTCGGCGGCCATCGCGATGAACGAGGCGGCTGACGCCGCGATGCCGTCGACATGCGCGGTGACCTTGGCCTTGTGGCTCTTCAGCGAATTGTGGATCGCGACGCCGTCGAATACGTCCCCGCCGGGCGAGTTGATGCGCAGCGCGATCTCATCGACATCGCCCAGGGCGTTGAGGTCATCCAAGAACTGCTTGGCGCTGACGGTGTCTTCGCCCCACCACGATTTGCCAATCTCGTCGTAGATGACGATCTCTGCGGACTTGTCCTCGGCCTTCATCGTGAACCACTGGCGCATGATCTCGCTCCTGTTTCATGCCGCGTCGTCGGCGGCGGCCTCGTCGGCTTGTTCCTGTGCGGCTTGATCGGCGGCGTCCTGCGCGTCCTGTTGGGCTTGGTCTGCCGCTGCCTGATCGCCCGGCTGAGTGGCCGCCGCGTAGACGACCGGGAATTCCAGCCCAAGGCTTTCCTCGCGCGCCTTGTCTGCGGCAATGCGCTGGTCGTTTTCTTCCGGGTCTGCACCTTCGGCTTCGACCACGTCGCTGCGGCTCTTGAAGCCCGCATCGACTGCGAGTTTTTCGGCCTGACGATCCTTGAGCGGATCGACCCAATCGTTCCGCTGCGGTATCCACTTCGCGCGCTGATAGGTCGATTGCGCTGCAAGGTAAGCGCTGGCGTCGATCGGGATCGCCTGCGCCAGCACCGCCGTATCGAGCCAGCGCTTCCAGATCGGCATGCACATCTGGAAGACGATGATGTTGTGCTGGAATTGCTCCAGCTTGCGGCGGTACTCCACGATCGAGCCGCGCAGCGACGAATAATTGGCGCGGCGCAGATCGGAGGTGCCGACCGAATAGGGAATGCCCAGCGCAGAGAACAGCGCGAGCTGCTGCCGATATTGATAGGCTTCGTATGACCCGCCGACATCGGCAGGCTCCGAGAACTTGATGTCCTCGCCCGGCAGCAGTGTCTGCATGGTGCCCGGCTCAAGCCCCGACAGTGCGATATTGTCCTGGGGCGCGGAGGCGTCGATGCCGTCGAGCGGGATGACATCTTCCGGCGTTGCGGTGGTGATGAAGCCCGCGAACATCGCGGCGATGCGCTTTCGCTCAAGCTCGGCGTCGTCGTACTGGTCGAGCAGGAACATGCGCACCAGCGCGGGCGTGATCAGCGGCACGCCGCGCATCTGACCGGGGCGGGTGCATTTGAAAATGTGCAGCACCTCGGATGCCGGGATGCGCACCGGGTACAGCGTGCCGGTGATCTCGATCGGCATGTCGCCGGGATGGACGGGAAAGAACCAATAGGCCGCGCGCTTGCCCAACAGGTCCAGCTCGACGCCGTTCATGATCCAGTTGCCGTTCGGGGCCTGCTGGTTCATCCAGTAGGGACACATCTCGCTTTCGAGTAGTTGGATTTGGAGCGGCACCGGATAGCCGTCATCGACCTTGCGCGGCCTGTAGCGGATGAAGCACTCGCCAGCCTCGAACAGCGCGCGCGCCACGATGGTCTGCATGCCGTAAAAGTCAGCGATGCCATCGGCATCGCATTTGTCGGTCCAGTCCAGAAAGAGCTGCATCAACGCGGCGCGCAGATCGGGATCGTCGGTGATCAGTGAGGACGGCTTGATGCCGGTGCCGATCAGATTGGCAACGAAGCTCTCGACGGCAGAGTTGGCGTGCGGGTTGTTTCGCAGCGCATCCCGCGCGCGCGAGCGCAACAACGAGCCGGTCGCCGACAGGATGACGTTGGTGGTGTACTGGGTCGGCATCCAGCTTTTGAGCCGCCGCCGTTGCCCCGCGCCGTCGAAATAATAATTGCTGGCGCGCTTACCGCTTTTCGAGATGAACTTGCCGAGAATGCCTTCCGACAGGATGTCGCGCATGACGCCCATCTCAAAGCCCCTTGTCGGCTTGAGTGGTCATCCTGATCTGGCGCATGCGCCCGCCCTGGCCCAAGGCGGCGGCCAGTTCTTCTTCAAGGTCGTTGAGGATTTGGCGAAGCTCGGTCAGCGAGCGGAATTCGGTGCGCTTGTCACCGTAGCCAGCGCTGTTGACGCCGGAGATGATGACCGTTTTCAGCGCATCGATCTGCGACCGTATCTGGGCAGGCGTCGACTTGAAGCGGGGCATCGCCGGGAGCCGTCAGGCTCCGAGATAACTCGACCTGATGATGCGCCTCACCCTTCGACCGCGCTCTGGTGGCGGTGGCTGTGGGGGCGCGCTCGTCGCGCTAACTACCTCGGAGGGGGTGACTGGCTGCCTGCCAACGCCATCCGTATTCCTGTTATGACTTTTTTGCAATGGGATACGCTGCACGTTGAGCAGGTAACCCGCCGCCGCCTGCATCGCTTCGCAATCGAAAAAGTGGTTGTCGCGCGAGCGCTGAAACCATTCGACCCTGCCGGTCGGCTGCTTGAGCCGCGCCTCGCTGACGAGCTGGTGGCAGTAATCGTCATCGACGCCGTTGAACACATGCCAGCCGCCGATGTGATCTTCTGGCCAACGAAGCCGCTCATGCACCCAGCTTTTCCAGTGATCGGTGTCGAGCCGCACCAGCTCCAGTCCGTACTTGGCTGCGCGCCCGTCCTTGCGGGCGACCTCGATCTTGCTGAAGATCAGCGGTGTCCGCATCGCGCTCGATGAACCCTTGGTCGGTCGCACCCGGCGCATGAAGCGGCGGCAGAATTCATAAACGCGGTTGAGGGGCAGGGTGTCGGTTTTGCCGGGCCGGAAGCCGCTGTCGATGAAGGCGAGCCGGATCGGAACGCCCTCGATCGGCTGGCTGACCAGATCGCCCAGCGCATTCCAGATGTCTTCCTCGCTGGTGTCGCCGCGCAGGTAGCCGTAGTTGACAAGCCACGACGTCGCGCGCGCGCCCCAGCCCCTTATGACCCACGGGATCGAGTGCCGCTGCACGTCGCAGGCCAGCGTCAGATACAGCACATCGCTCGGCACCTCGCCGCGCTTGTAGGTGGCCTGCCGCGACTTCTCCTTGATCTCCATCCACTCCGGCACTTCGCCGCCGCCTGGAGAATACAGCTCGCCGAAGCCTGCATTGACGGCCTGCTGCACCATCGCGTCGTCGCCGGACTGCTGCGCCTCGACCAACGTTGCGACCCGCTCGCCAAAGGTGACGAACGGTGATGCCAGACCGGAGACCCAGTACGAAATTGATTTGCTCTCCTGCGGTGCGCCGCGGATGACGCCGTCCTTGGCGATGTTCTGGCCCGGCGCGACGTATCTGCCCCGCGAATTCATGTCGGCCTTGTGGCTGTCCTCGATCACGCCGCCGCAGTGCGGGCATTCGAGGAAGGTCTCGCGCGCGGCCTGCAGTGGCTTGGCCTTCAGCGGATAGCGCAGCAGGTTGAACCGCGGCACGAAGAACTCTTGGCAGTGCGGACATGGCCAGCACCAGTGATGCCGCGTGCCCTGCTGCCAGAGTTGCCAGATCGGACTTTCGATGTCCTCTGCCACCGCAACATCCCAGAAGTACAGGCCGCTGGCCTCGTCCTTGACCGCCGCCACCCTGCCGCGCTTGGGCGTCGATGTCACCACGCAAACGAAGTCGGCATAGGTGTCGCCGCGCCGCTCGATCAGACCAAGCGGGCCACCTTGATTATTCACGTTGTCACGCATCTCGTCGTATTCATCGACCAATGCCAGGACCGCCGGATCGGACTTCAGCGCGGTCGATGATCCCGAATGCGCGAGGCGGAACGGCACGCCTGCCACCACCTTGCGGGTCTTGGTCATGCGCTTGCCGCGCGCGACCTTGGCCATCAGCGTCGGCGCTTCATCAAGCAGTGCCATGACGCGCGGCTCGAATTGCTCGGTCAGGAATTGCTTGCTGGGTCCGACATACAGGATCGGGCCGGGCCGCTGGTCGAGCCGCTGACCGGCAACGTCCAGCATCAATTCGCTTTTGCCGGTCTGCGCGCCGAACACCATGACGACGCGCTTGAAGATCCCGCTGGCGATGACGCGCTCCGGCTCGACCACGTAGGGCGTCAGCAGTGGATCACGCGGTCCCGGCACCGCCGCCGTCGCCGGGTAGGTTCGATTGCTCGCCGCCCAGATGTCCGGCTCCGTCGGCTCTGAAGGCATCATCAGCGCCGCGAACCGTCTCCAGCCGTATGGCCTGTGCCATTGCGTGCTCTGCGATCCGACGAAGTCTAGCATTCACCTCTCGCTCGATGATGCGCCGCATGGACAGGTCGCGGGTGGATGCCGCCGCCAGGCCTGCGAACTCACTCCTTACCACGCCTGCAACGTTTTCGATCATCTCCTCGTAGGCTTCAAGCGGGACCAAGCGACTAAGCCGCTGTTGCGTGCGCACCTCGATCTCGCGCGCCTTGGCGTCGCGCATCCTGCTGTCGGCGGCACTCTTGCTCGATCGCCGATCTTCGTCACGCAAAAACCGGATGTAACCTTGCACGACGTCAACGGTGCGGAAGCGACCGGGCGCGTGGCGTTGCAGATGGCCCGCCGCGACTAGCTGATCGATGCGCTGCCGGGACAGCATCAGAAGTTGGCACGCGACCTCAGTGCTGATGATCCCGGCCTCGGTGGGCTGATTGGCTGGCGGCAATTTTATGGCCCTCCGCGGCGGGGTGTTCTTGGAGCCTCCGGGCGGGGCCGCTCCGGAGACGCGCGCCCAGCGCGACATCCTTCTGAATATCAGAAGTGCTGACCGGCTCCAATCCATGCGCGTCGGGGGTGGCTTGATCGCGGCCATCGCCAAATCCAGCAAAGCCCCACGGGGCGCTGGGTCACCTTCGCGGGTCCTCTGGAACTTTATCGGTCGCCGGGCCTTGTGAGGGCAACCGGCGAGGAGCGCATGAGCGACGACCCGGATTTTCCGAAGGCCAATCACGCGCTGCAGGTGCTGCGCCGGGCCCGTTTGTCGCGAAATGAGGTCGCAGCGTTAATGCTCGGGGATCTGGTCTATGAGATGGCAGGCACAGGCTTGCGGATCCCTGAAATAGAAGAAGCTCGTCAGGCTGCATGGGTTGCAATTTCCGCCCTGGCTAAAACTCTCCAAGCGGACGAGTTTGCCCCTCCCGCCCTTTGGAAGGCCGCGTTGGGAGCGGCGGAAACTTGGATGGTACTACTCGACTAGAGCCCGTCATCGCTCCGACCGTGGTGCCATCCAAAGTCGGCAACCGGCTACACCTGCGGGCTCCGGAAACTTTGGGGTGGTCTGGGAGTTATGAATTAGGTGGTATTGCGCGATTTCGCTTTCGGCACACATATGCCGTCTGTCGTTGCAAACGGCGGCATCGCTGGAGGCTCTCATGAGTATCAAGCGAATCCTGGTTCCACTTCCCGGCTCAGCCGGTCTCACCGGTCAAATTGAAACGGCCCTGTCTGCCGCGAAGGCGCTGGGGGCTCACGTCCAGGCACTGTTCATCAGTGAGCCGCCGCCGGTCACGCGTGGCGGCCTAACGGTCACCGAAATGGCACGAACGGCGACCGTCCCGGTAAACTGGCACGCCGAGGAACGGGAGAGAACTGCGCGGGAAGCGCGTGAGGTTTTCGCGCAGGCCTGCGCGGGAGCCGGCGTCCCGATGCTATCGGCGAGCGACGAGCCCCGCAGCCCGCTCGCAGCATCCTGGCGCGAAGCCGAGGGATCGTATGTGGAAATCGCGGTGCAACGGGCCGCTGCCTTCGACCTAATAGTCGCCGCAAGCGCCACCGTGATGGAATCGCTCATGGCCATTGCCGAGCAATCGCTGCTGCAGACCCGTCGCGCCGTGCTGTTGGCGCCGGCTCGCCCGCAGAGTGATCTGACCGACAGCGTGATGATCGCCTGGGACGAGAGCCCGGAATGCTGGCACGCGGTCTCGGCTGCCATACCGTTCATGCAACTCGCCAATTCAGTGCGGGTCATAAGCGTTGATCGGGACGCCAGCAATCGCCAAGCCTCGCAGGCGGAGGTGCTTGCCTATTTGCGCTGTCATAGCATCGGTGCGACCGCGCAGGTGGTTGCACCGGAATTGCGCTCGGTGGGCGATACGCTGCTCGCGGCGGAGGCAGAGCATGAAGCCGGCCTGCTGATCATGGGCGCCTATTCCCATAGCCGCCTGCGCGAGATGCTCCTGGGCGGGGCCACGCGCCACATCCTTAAGAACGCTTCGGCACGCCCCGTTCTCTTGGCGCATTAGCCCTCGTCGGAGCGCAATCCCAGCTCAGGCTGCCGCCAACGCTATGGCCGGCTTGCTCACTCGCCGAAGGCGGGTTGGAGGGGGCGTGCGATTAACGCACCGACGCTGCCAAACGCATCATAGGCGAGAAATTGGATGTTAGCGATCCATCACTACATGGCGCTCGCGGGCTTCGCGATTTCTCTCGATTATTGCGATCATCGCTGGGGGGTCCGATTCTCCTTC